CGTCACGCACATAGTTAATACCATTCTTTTGTTCAAGACTACCCATACCACGAGTTGACACTCCTAGTTGAACGCCACCTTCAAGTAGACCTTTTACAATCTGACCCATAGGAGTATCCAAAATTTGTGCCTTTCCAACAACATCATCACCGTCAAACTTCAACTCGGTGATTTTGTGTGAAACTTTGTCTAAGTTAATCTGCGGGCCATCAGGATGATCTAACTCACCAACTGCCCGATCAGTTTTAACCTGCTCGTTGACGTATTTTTCAACGGCATTAAAAAGTGTTTCTTTTGGATATACGCGGCCATTACGGTTTTTCTTTTCGGCCTGCATAAAAATACCTTCGATAAAAGTGGCTTTTTCACCATCTCTATCTTCAGTAATGTACTCCAAATTATCAAAGTGTTCCGTAATAAGTCTCATTTTATCCCTTTACGTTTCGCGCATTAAAAATGTCGTTTGCAACTGCAACCTTTTTGACCTGTAATGCTTCTTCTCGTTTTGCTGCCATAGCGCTTGCAAAACTAGATACCGCATCTTCTTTATTACCGGTCATAAGTGCATTTAACAAATTTTTACTCATAATATTACCTTTTGTTTGATATATTTATATATTCTAGTGTTTTAAAAAAACTATTCGAACTCATCTTCAAGATCAAATTCTTCTTCTACAAAATCATCTTCAATTGTAGCCCCGTCATCTGAAACATCAGCCTCTAGCTCGCCATCTTGTTCTAAATTATCTGTCGATGCAAACATATCATCTTCTTCGCCGCCTGGGGCATCAGGTTTTTCATCGGCTATTTGTTTATCCATTTGCTCAATATCATCTTCAGTTTGACCTAAAATATTTTTCCGTACCCATTCCTTAGAATATAGCCCCTGTTCAACTAAGCTTTCTACTTGCTGTGCCATGTCGATTCTATCTTTTAAAACTTCAAAGTCTTTTAAAATAGCAAATGAGTTATCGGTGATAAAGTCAACAGATATATCTTCCTTTATAATATCCCAATCTGATTCTTGAATAATACCCTTTAACATAAGCTGTGTCTTAAGTGCATCCATGAATATGTAAGAAAATCTTTGTCTAAGCCGATCAATAAACTTCTGAAACTTGACTTCTTCTCGGTTGATTTCAGTCGCTCGACCTACATTAAATCCTGTATCAGATTCAAGCCGACTCAACGGCACATTAAGCGATTTGTATAGTTTCTTCTGAAAGAAAAGAATATCGTCAATCTGCCCTAGATTCTCACCACCCGGCAAAGTAGTAATTTCTGTACCACGTCCACCTTCTCGTCTAGGTAACCAAAAGTCTTCAAGCATTGACTTATGTCGGCGATCATCACGTACCTCACCGCTAGCAGTGTCATATACGATCTTATTGCGATATTGACTCATCATATTTCTGACGTATTCTTCTGCTTTACCTTTAGGTAAGTTACCTACATCAATATAAAAGATACGACGTTCAGGTGCACGAGAAATACGGTAGATTACCAAGGCGTCTTCAAGCATACGCAACTGGTTAACTAGTTTAATTGACTTATGAAGATGGGACATTACTTTAGTCCGCGATGCATCCATAATTCCACTTGTCACATAAAGCATTGCTTCTTTAGCAACCTTTAATCCGGTAGATGTCTGCCCAGACTGACTTGCGGATCCGTATGTTCCGCCTTCTTCCTCTGAGTAAATAAAGTACTCGTCAGCTGTTTCATCAATTACCGCGCCGGTCATGCGATCAGTTTCGGTCTTGATTTCTCGCACTTTACGCATAAAAATCGGATCTACAAAACGCAACTCTTGAATACCTTCTTTTGGATTATTAGAGTCAACTACTATATGAAAATAAATTTTACCATCGATATACCAACGTCTAAATAAATCAGATCCGTGTTCATTAAATTCTAAAAGCTTGACAATAGTACTAAACTCGTTACGAATTTTTTCCTTAATATTTTCTTCATAATTTAAGTCATCTAGGTTAATTTCAACAGGTGCGCCAATTTCACCAGATGCAATAGCTTCATTCACAATATCATCAATTGCAGAATCACACTCAGGTTGTTCTGCAGCTCCACGATACTTAAGGATAAGTTCTTTATCACTCGTTACCGACGTTCCGTCGATGTCATAATACTGTCCATAATAACCACCGGCAGCAACTGTTTGAATACCTTCATCATCGTACTTTTGGACAAATGACTTAAGATCCTTTTTTTCAGTTTCTGGCGTAGTATTATCTAACCGTTTCTTAATTTCGTAACCAAATAATTCCATACTTCTATTTATAAAAAAACTCCCCAACTTTCGTTGAGGAGTTCGTCTTAATTACCTATAATCGATTATGAAGTCGAATTGGATTCCCAGTACTGGTAGTTAAGTTCAACCGTGAATTCTTCGATTGCATCGTTTGTGTCATAAGACAGATCAATCTGAGAAATATTGGTTGGAAACGCGCCGCGAAGTACGTAGCTCTTTGTTGTATTGCCCTGTCTATCGAGCTGATCAACAATCATATCAGCCTGATAATCAGCAGGGTTAAGAATACCTACGTTATTCCGATGCTCGTTTATACCATTCATCCAAGTTTCCATGGCGTTACGCACTCTCATTTCAACATCATTGAGTACAGTAATTGTCCAAGGTTCAAACGTTCTGTCACCAGCAATTTTCAACTGACGTCCGCGGAACGGCACGTCAATATTTGCAATTGTTGATGCAGGCAATCCAGCACCTTTCACCATGAAAGATGTGAATTCAACGTCTCCTCCAGCATAAGCTGGGAAGTTAATTGTAGCCTTGAACAGGTTAGGGCGAGCTCCGCCCCCAATTAGTTTTGACTTAAAGTCATCTACTCCAAAAACAGCCATTTTACTGCTCCTTCCTATTCTTAGTTAGTACCTACGATTTCAGAGAACTCAACGCCAGTACGAGTAGCAATGAAGTTCAATGTAATAAAGTTAATCGAACGAGCAGGCTTAATAAAGATGTCTGCCACGAAACGATTGCTGTCAATTACTTCACCCGAGTTATTTGTTTCGTCACAAACAACTAGGAAGTCAGTAATTCCTCTTCGACCTTGTACATCCCGAAGGAAAGGCTCGACTAAGTTACGGAATTGCGCGCGGGTGAACTCGTCGTTCAACTCGAACAATTGGAACTTAGCTGCAGTAGCAATTGCTTTCTCCAATGTACTAAACAATCTACGAACGTTAATGCGGTCGAATGCAGAAGGTTTAGCTTGAAGTGTCTTATCACCGAACAATACAATACCTTGTCCAGGGAAAGAAACAATTGGGTTAATATTTTTCTTATACAACGTGTCACGATCTGATTGTGACGGGTTGTAAGCCAACTTACTTACGCCTCGTAGTGCACCGCGATTGAATCCGGCAGGTGAGAACCATGCTTCAGCAACTCGGTCGGTATTTGCGCAAAGACCAGCAATGTGACCAGATGCAGCAATATATACGTTACGATCGTTATACTTGTCGTAAACATATACCGCACCAGAATCAGCAAAGCCAAACGAAGCGTCTGTACCTGATGTAGTTAAGGCATCAGCGAATGTTTCAACTGCGCTTAATTTAGCAGCCTCGGTTGCTTTAGGATGAGTATCCGATACTAAAGGAGACACAAATGCAACAGCATCTTTTCTTGTTCCTGCAACACCAACAATTGTGTTAGCGTCACTAGCAGCTTGTTCACCACCAATAATTAGGTTTACGTCAACAGTTTCTGCGTCACCAAATGCGCTGCTATAAGTACTTGCAATATTTGAACGAGTAACTGCTGTACCATCAGATCCGCCAGACAACGTATAAGTTTCTGAAGCATCAGTCGGGCTATTGGCATCAACTAATGCCTCTCCTGCCCAAATCCAAGCTGATGAAGTATTAAGTACATCATAGTAATAGTTATTCGATCCGTCATCGCGCGTTGATCCGGAAGTCAGATCCAAAAATGTGAATCTTTCTAATATACTTCCAGCAGTACCAGTAATATTACCGGTATCATCTTCAACTGCAATGTGGATTTCACCATTAGCAGGAGCAGAATCAAACTGACTCGCTTGCGCATGGGTTGCAAAATTACCTACAGTTAGTACGTGAACTTTTAATGAGTTACCTAATGCACCTGGATATTTAGCATAAAATTCTGCTTCTCCTGGGCTGTTTCCGAAGGTTAGATTATCATAATCATCTTCGTTTTTGATTACGCGTGCTGCTTTGGGGCTATCAGCATTTGAAGTCGCATTTTGCGCATCTGTGCCAATCACACGGTGAACTTTCAGGTTATTGCCGTAATTCAAGAATCCGGCAGCAACGAAAAAGTCGCTGTATAGGTCAGTAGTTGGCTTACCAAATTGGTTAGCCAGGTCTTTCTCGGATCCTACTGTAATATTTTTTTCTACCGGTCCCCATCGGAAATTACCGACGATACCACCAACAGAAGTAGACACAGCAGGAACCACATTCGTCAAGTCAATTTCTTTGACTTCGACGCCTGGAGATACTAAGAACGCCATAGTAGTTTCCTCTTTCAGTTATAGTTTAATTAATAAGTTATCATAACAAGAATAGTCAAATTACAATACTATTTATAGATCTTTCCATTCCCGTAATTGCCTGGCCATTTCCTGGTAGTCACTTATTGAACTATTTTGTTCTGATGAATTAAACGCAAACCCTAAAAGATCGTCATCGGCGGCTTCTCTATCGGCATATAACATTTTCTTTAAGTCGATTTCGTCTATATTGCCAAACGCTTCAGTTGAAACAAACCATGCAAACATAACACAATTCATGACCATATCGTCATGACAACCTTTGTCTGCCTCATATGATGAACCTTTTGGTACAAATGAACTCATTTCTTGAATAGTATCGGCGTCTACTATTTCTAAAACATGCTGCTCAACCAAATCTTTTAAGTTAGAACAACCAATACGTTTAACCTTTTTAGTCATTGTAGCTCCGATACCATTTGCTTTAACTGTAGATTCAACAAACGTGTTTTCGTATTCTAAATCATAATACACACCATTGCATACAACCTGCCCGGCATCGTTATTTTCTATTACTACAATAGCTTCGTTATATATCTTTGCTGCCCAAACAATCACATCCGGAAACAGTAGTGGTGAAATCATATTATCTCTAAATGTGCATACTTGTTTAAATGGTCTTTCAGTAATATCAAATATAGTAAATGTAGAATAGTCTTGCCCACGCCCCTTTGATACATCAACAGTCATTACATAAGTATGGTCTAGATTGGGCTTTTCGTATTGCTTAATATTTCGTTCAAACTTAAATGGTTCTTTTGCTTTTAGCGCTAATAGAGTATCCGATGAAATAAGAGTTGATGAGCTACCAACAAACTGATTGCCAAACTCTTGAGCAAACTGTGCTTCGCTTGTATTTGAAATAGTTTGCTTCTTCCATTCTTCATCTCGGCCAGGCACATCCCACCAGTCAACACGGAATGATGCAAACTCGTTCAGCTTTTGAATAGCACCTTCCCATATCTTATAGAACATATTGCCAATGCCATTTGGCGTAGATGTTATAATTACTTTTGTCTCTTTACCAGATGAAATAACCGGATATGTTGACGTATAGAATGTTGCTGCATTCTCAACAAAAGCAAACTCGTCTAAAAACAGAAGGTTAACAGACTGACCACGAATAGATGATGCAGAGGTGGCCGCCGCAATGATCTTTGAGTTATTTGAAAACTCGATCGATCCTTTGTTAAGGACTCTTGTGCCTGGTTGTAAAAAGAATGGAAGGTTTTCTAGAGCAAGTGTAATCCGAGCAAGCATTTCACGGGCTGTAGCACCTTTGTTTGCAAGAATGGCTACAGTCTTTTCTGGATGAAAGATAGCATACCATAAAAGGTATATAACAGATGAAATTGATTTACCAGACTGACGACAAGCAAGTACGATAGAGAATCTGTTATCGTTGAAGTGATTAAACATCTCCTCTTGATACGGATACAAATCAAACGGAACTAAACCCTTATCGAGGTTAATTACTTTTGCATAAGTCCGGGCAAAGTAAACCGGATCTTTCATGCACTTCTGATACTCAGCTATTTCTTTTTGAGTAAAGTTATGAGTTACGCCGTCCCGTTTAACGAGGGAATTGCCATTATATCCTTGTGGATCAGTCGTCATCTTTCTTCGCCAACATTTTTTGTAATTCAGTAGTCGATCCGACAAACAGATTATTTTGTGTTACATTATTCGGACCAGACGGTTCATTGTTTAATTTATCAAGTTCGTGGCGTTTCTTTTGCAAATCAATGAGTTGAGTTGTCATATCAGCCGATGTCTTAAACATAGTAGCCAATACTTCAAATGCTCTTGGGTGTTCGGCTTCTGCTGCTACTTGCATCATGTGATCAAGCGCTTCATCCGACTTATTTAAAAGATTCTTTAGATTGTCACGCGCAATATTATAATCTTCCTCTGCATCGTTTGAAAGATTCATATTATCCCGTGTCTTAGGCACTATTTCGCCGTGACTCAGTTTAGACTGCGCGGCCAGCGCTTTAGTCATTTTTTCTAGTTTATCACTCATGATAATGTAATACTATTTAGTGTTCCAGTAATATCAGGCGAGTCTTGCGAAGCAATCACTTCGCCTGCTGTAAATAGCCCTTCTAAGTTGTCAGCGGTTGCATTAACTCCATCGATAGAACGAATTATGCCACCGACCAATGATGTTTTACCTATAATTACACGACCAGCAGCAAATGCTGGAGCCGGTTCATTAAATACCAATGAATATGTATCGCTTGGATTTACAAAAGTAGTAAATGATCTTGGGCTATCGTTAGGCGAATCTTGTCTAGCAAATACTTGGCTAAACAATTGCGCATTTGGCGAATTGCCTGGATCTAAATCTTCTTCAGGAGTTCTTTTAAGTTCAGCATCTCCAACTTTAGCAGTTACGCGTTTAATAACTCTACTTAATCCGTTACCGGGCGCAAATTTAATCCGAATCGTAAAATCGAGGGTGTAAATAATTATGCGTCTATTATTACCAAAGTCACCTTCGTATTCATCTTGAAATGATACGCCATTTAGAATAAACGGCACATCAGTCTTAGAGTCCGGACCGTCAATGCCTTTTATAGTAACTGTATATTCTGGAGAAAATGTAGGTAAAATCTGTTCAACAATTTGAAGCGCGTCATCCTGATTTTTAGCATAAATGTTTAGCTGCATTCCAATTGTATAAGGAACACTTTGAAAAGTAGATGTTTTTTGGTTTGTCCCAGAGCCAGTTAAAACCTTGTTGAGTTTATTTAGTTTGGAACTAGAATCATAATCAATAGACGTCATTTCGAAACTAAGCCGCGGTAACTTTATTGCTACTCCAGGATCATCGAAATTACCCTCTTCCCTGATACGCGCAAGAAACTTAGATCTTGGTCCGTACGATATTGGAACATGTAGTGTATTAGTAGTCACACCACTGTCAAACCGGGCGATTTTTATATTATTAAATATAGTACCGAATACCGAAACGACTCTTTTAATAGTTGCGTTGTAAAAATAATTGCTAAGCATTAGTTCACCTCACCAAATGGATTAATCTCGCTAAAGTCAATATAATTATTGTTAGCAATAACTTCGAATTCATTATTGTCAGCATACGCATCATTTTCTTCAACTGCTTGCATTGTATCAATTACCGATATAGAACCCGTCGCGGCTGATGTTCCACCGGTAATAGTATCGCCAGGTGTAAAGTTTGATGATAGACCCACCACAGAAATTCTAGAAGTCGCGGAATCCCAGGCTGCAACCTCAGCAGTTGATTGATCTTGTGCTGTCACAGTTTCACCAATCTGGAACGTTCCACTTACATCAGTTAGCGTGAATGACGCACGCGTTGCCTGATCTAGCTCTATTTTATCGATTTCTTCTATACCAGTATCAATAGATTCGTCACCGTATTCAAACGCCTCAACAGTCATTTTATATACAGGAAGATTATTAAGTTGATAGAAAGGCCGCTCATGTTCAACAAATGTAATTTGCATTAATGTTTTTGTCATAGCAAAGTAGATCAAATCACCTTCATTTGGTCGTGTTAGCCCAGTGCCAAATGTTACTTTTTCCCAGGTTCGTTTCGCAGCAATAAGTGTCGCGGAGTCACGAAGCTGAACACCAAACTTACTGAGTATGCTTCCTTCGCCTTCAAATGAATCTACATTTTCGACATACATTTCAATAAGATATGCATCATCAAATTTAGACTCAATATCTTCATTAAAAATATCGTCTTCGGTTACAATCTCTCTAGGGATATAATAAACCTCTTGACCATAAATGCCAAGAGCTTCTATAATCATATCCTCATACAGATGCTGTTCAGCCGTTGAGCCTTGTGAAAAATATGTATTTCTGGCCATTCATTACCCCATAAAGTCCATCGGCGGCATTTCATACCGAGACTGCATTTGCTCTTCGATTTCTTTGATTTCTTCTATAGCTTCATCGTAAATTTGCTGGCCGTTAATAGTTACACCACCAGGAAGCTGCATACCTTCGAACTTTTTGATATTTGTTCCCCACTGCCTTTTTATTAAAGCAGTAAGGTAACGTTTTAAAAACATGTCGTTATATACGTCCGGATAATCACCAGGATTAACGGTTTCGTATCCTTCAATAATAATATATTGGCCTTCAATTATATCTGTTCCCCACCGAGTTTCCATAAATAGTTGATCTAAGTGGCGATTAAATCTTACGGTTTGGTCTTTACCGTCAAAAAGAATATCAATAAGTGCTAAATGCTGTTGGCTCATTGCATAATGTAATACTGAATTGGGTCCGCGAAGATCATAAACATCATTTAACATAATCTGATATTCTACATTAAACTCGCCCCGACCGCCAATATTTCGGAATGGCAATACTCTAGACACATGGATAAATGATTCTGGCAATGTGATATATTCATTGGTAATATCAGTAGATGTAATTTGGTGCTTTCTAAAACGGCGGATAGTCGCATCGCTGTGATATTCCTGATAAAACTGTAATGCCTCGTCAATACGATCGCCAATCTGATCATCGTCGATATTAATCTCTACTACCGGAGCTCCTAAAGCCCTTAAACAGTAGTCGGCAAGCTCTCTTCTAGATCTTGGTTTAGCCATCGTTATTTTCCAATTTATTTAAAATTTTACCCATCAAATCTTTCATTTCAGCAACATCATTTTCCAATTTATTCATTTTCATTCTTTCGTCTCGCCGTTTCGCCCGCGCTTGTTTTGCTGAATTATATGCACGTATATCAGTATTTATAATTGCCTTTGAAACCGGATCCCGCTGTAAATCTGATCTGCCTTCTACCTTCATATTACACCGTTGCTAAACATCTAAGCTCTCTAATTCTAGGTACTCTTGCTTTAGTGCTATCGCTCGAAAGCATTACAATCTTTAATTTAAATTCAGTAAACTCTTCAATAGCATCGCTTGCAACGCCGGTATTAACAAGATCGGCAAAGTTAAATCTAAAGTTTACTTCCGGGAATTTATCGCGCGCAGTATTAATTGGAATCGGATCAGAGTCTAATTCTGTATAACCAACTTCAGATTCGCCGGCAGTTACATTAGAGGCGTTATTAAACTGAGCATATACTTTTACATTAGTTCCCTCAGGGCGATTAATACCCATGTAAACATCTAGCGAGGTCGACGCGTTTTTCAATTTGACCTTTTTAGTTACATAACGCGCGGTAGCTGGTCCGTGCGAAGCGGTGTTATTGTTCGGAGTTAATCCGGTTCCGCCTTCGCTATTAGCAGCATTGACAGTACCAACATCATTGTTCACATTATTAGTAATCGCAAGTATAGACACGCGATCTAAATCAATCATTGGTGTTAAATTAGCATTAGTTGTTGACAATGTAGCTTTTAATACTATTTCGCTCGCGGAGTCAACATCGTAACCGGCACCTCCGTTGTGAAAATCAAAGTACAGTGTTTCATTAGGAACAATAGGATAATCTCTAGTTCCATTAAGATCAGTCATAGATAGCTTATAATCGATATTTGTCCCTTGAGGTTGAGTATCATCTGCCAAAAGGACAGCAGCATGCGTTTCAATCGCAACATTCGGAGAGTCATTAATTGTAGCACCGGTCTGATTCTGGGGTAAAATTGAAGTGAACGTATATGTAGTAGATCTTTCAGTATCGAACTCTAAATAGTATAACTTCATTTTATAGTCAGTATCTTGATTTGGCGTCCAGGTGGAAGCGTTTTGAGAGATGAATGAAACGCCGGCATAAGGGTTTTTAGTAATTCTAGCACCTGTAGCTACGTCGGTTCCGCCAACTTCTGAATGCCACATTGTATAATTTGGTGAGTTTGACAATACTACAATTGCGTATTCTTGGCCAAATCCTAAATACACCGGTTGTTGGAATCTAAAGTTAGTTGGGGTTGATGCAGTTAAACTACCTTGGCTTGCCATCTCTGCTGCTGTTTTAGTTACTTTAGAGAATGGAACAATTTTTTGAGTAGGAATACCGTTTTCAACTTTTACAAGACGAATACTTACAGGAAGTGTGTCATCTACTGCCTGGAAGTATAAATCAACCGAATGTAAATATATACCTTGTTTAAATTCACCAATCACGAACGACTGCGCTAGCGGATCCCAGTAACGTGTAACTGTTCTCGTTTGCTCAATACCTTCTCTTTCAGAAACTCTTTCCCGCTTCAGCTCAATTTCTCGGGTTGAAATAATATGTCTTTCAACAACCTGGTTTAAACCTTGTGCAGAATATTCTGCTTCACCGAATGTTGTTGCATTAGGATCATCGGGATTAACAGCATCGGTCAATTTAAAGATACGTTTTCCGGTTCTAAATCTGAGATTTTCATTATTTGGAATAACAAAATATCCGTAAATATCACCAGTACTATCAGTTTTAAGCGTTACATCGCCAGCAATGGATGATGATTTAATTCCGGCAGATCCAACGTTATTTGTATGCGGTTCAAAGCTTGGTCTAATCGATGTATCTGCATATGTATTAGAAGTAAAGTTTGCAGCTGTCGTCGAGCGAGTGTAAATGTCAATATTAATACCATCAAAGAAAGGAATCAAACGCGTGTTCGGCTTAAACCCGGTTCCTTTAAAATACACTCTTCTAGATCTGATAAATGGAATAAAGCTAGAATCAATTACTTTATCATTAACTTCTTTTTGAACCGTAACAATATTTGCTGTAGTTCTAATACCTTCGCGAACTCTTGTACCGCTCTGAGTATATGTTTCTTGGCGTTTTGCCCAACCAGCACCTTGAAAAATAATATCTGGATTTGTTCTTGATGCGCTTCGAGCCGCGGCTCTTTCGTTTCTGCCAATTTTAACTCTAGGACCAATCGATGTTCTAATCTCTTTACCAGTCCAGTTAGCTTCCCATTCTCCCCATTGAGTACCTAAAGTACCTTCTTCGGCAAGGTTTGCTAACATGTTGTCTAAATTATTATCAAAGTTTGTAATTACATCCGGACGGCGTTCAGTAGATTTCCACTCATCGCTTGAGGGTGATAATTCAATCTCACCAAAATACGCAGCCAATTCAAATGGGTTAACGCTAATAGCTGTACTAGCAAAAGGCTGATCTACTAGAATCCGTTTATTTTGTGCTGGTAACCGCAATGATGGCTCAGCTTGTGGAATACCAACTGCTGACAATCTATCTGCCGGAGTTCTACCAGAAGCACCACCCATATAACAGCCGATATTGTGTGTTGTATATGTAGGTCTTAGCTCACCTGCTTCAGGATCTACAGCACATGAATAGCCAGAATCAGTCGTGTCTCCAATACCGTGTCCCGAAAATGTATCTACTAGAATACCATTATTGAAACGCAAACCGTCGTCATCAAAGATTTGTCTACCTTCGACGTCTCTTTCAAGCAATGAAAGCGCAGTATAGTATTCTAAATTTCGAATCCGATCTTCAATTTCACCAATGTGACGCATGGTGTATCTTCGGTTATTAACACCCGTTATTGTTACTGAACTTGGCGAGAATGTATATGCCGGAATATTAAATTGATATAAGACCATTGATTCAGGCGGAAACTCTGGTGCGACAGGATTAATTTCAGCATTACCCTTTTTAATAATAAAATCGCCGTTTTGGTCAATAACAAGTAAATCAATTCTGGGTAAGTAATAATCAACTTCGCAATTAATTGTGCTACCCGGATCTAATACTATACTTGTTGCCCGAAAATCAATAGCGTCACCGAGCGACTGGATAACGCCGCCCTCTGTATCGACATCATCTGGAACCTCATAATACTCGAGCTGAGTTCCATCCGTGTGGCTATTTGTAAAACCGTTAACCCTATACGATTCAATAGTAAATGGTTGAGTTGTAGTTTGAGTAAACTTTTTATATTTTATTACTAGATCAGCTGCAGATGCCGGCGTTATTGTTTCTCCGCGGTATATAAAGTAGTTTGTAGTATTGTATGATGTCTGTGTGGTAGTAGGAGCCAAGTGAACATCTTTTAAAATATCAACACCGTTATACGTAGCTGAAGTTATTTCAAATATATCTGCAGCAGCAATTGATATTCTTTCATTTTTAGTTAGTGAGGATTTAGATGATGTAGTACTGGTCTCTTCGCTTCCCGCGGTCTTTTTTCCGTCGGTGAGGGTTGCGCTTTCAACTTTAACTGGGAAAATAACTTTAACAGTAGCCCCAACGTTAGCAGTAGCAGTTAAATCGACAGTATCATTCCCATTTGAAAGAACCGCATCTGCAGTAGTAAGCGGAATCCTTGCACCAGTACTGGTATTAATTACGATATAATCATTTTGATCCTGGCTAAAAAATGAATGTCCGGACGCAGTTTCAGTAGTATTTGTTCCCAGAACTATTGATATTGATGTAGTGGCACCAACTGTAATTGCATTACTCGTTGATCTTTTTACATAATTTAAATTTCTTAGTTCCTTAACAGCGGTTCTTCCAATCGGAAATAATTTTGTTTCGTCACGAACATCTTTTAACACAAATCCTGCTGATTTAGATCCTGCATCAAGTGAAAAATCTTCGCCACTTAAACTATCATCTAATGCTAAATATGTAGCATCTGATAATTCAAATCCTGCATTAAGGCTTATTGTATTTACATAAGCTTTAAAAACTGTTCCTGTAAATGTAACAGTACTTACTTTACATGTTCCTATAGCTGAACGATCCGCATCTTCCATATTAGGAGAGTTATTTGTGTCATAATCAGCTTTTGATCTGTAAAGTTCATAAGTTGCACTACTATCAGGAATACCTGTAATCGTTTCACCTTCAATATAGTTACCGGTTCTGGCTTGTAGTGTAATACTTTCAAATCCTTCACCATAAACCGCGCTATATAAGTCACGACCTTTATCAAGGGCAACTGTTTTCTTAGTACGCAGCTCTCTTCGTTTACCTTGAACGTATGCAACAGAAGGCTCGATGTCAATTGCTAGTTTACTTTCTGTGCCACCATCTGCTGCTAAAAACTTACCGCGGTTTGTTCCATCGTATTGTGTATTTCCGTTAAGTAAATGTTCTTTTATGTCGATTACAAACGGATTTAAAGCGTAGTTACCGCTTTCTTCAAATGTACGTTGCGCGAGTGTTTCACCAAGTTCATTATACAAATAGTTTAATGGCTCAACCGCTTCTGAATTAACAACATTGATCAGCTTAATCGCATCAGCATTAAAACCGCTTTCAGATAGTACTTCAGTATTTGAGGAAATACCTAATAGAGTAGCATTATTTGTTAAAACGCGAAGCTGCAAATCTATTTTATATCTATCCGCTCCCGGTGCACCCACATTTGTTGTTCCAAACGCATTATCTCTCAGAGAAGAATCAGTTAATACATCTACACTACTTTCTACTACTTTTAAGATCGGAATTGCATCATAGCTCAGTCTAGTAGAACCGAGATCGACATAAACATTCTGCGCTTCTACTCTTACAAAAGAACCTTTTGTAAAATAAACTCCGCGATTGATTTTATACTCTGCTGCAAATCCAACACTATCGACCGTTCCGATTACTGCATTATCATCGCCACCACCTGAGTTATTAATACGTACAGTATTTGTAACCGAAAATGTTTTTGTATAGTCAGGCTGTTGAAATTCAGTAAGTGGTGTTGCTGGGGCTACTGAAGCATCAGCAGTTTTTGTGTATCTTAAAAAAAGTTTAACTACGTCGTTAGTAATCCGTTTGAATGCAATTACTTTAGCTTCAATCCGGTTGTTTTCGATTGCATTTCCGTCATCAATAAGTTTCCCTACAACACCAGATGTGATTGAGGCATCTGTAGAATAGGCTGAGTTCATAATAACATTAATTGAAAAAACATTTTTATCAATATTAAATTCGCCCTCAAGCACACGCGAGTTTTCTTGGAATACATGTTGACCGAATTTATCAATTTGCCCCTGTAAGGCGGTTTGTAACTGGTTAAGCTCTCGTGCTTGTACAGCTACACCGGGTTTAAACAAAATACGCAAGTAATTTTTATCATCGTTTCCCGATGTATTAAAATCATCGTAATACGGTGCCGCGCTCGAAATATTTGTACTAACTGCCATAAGTTTTTCTCTCGGTTATTTACCTATATTTATAAGATTTCTATGGATTTAAGTTAACTGCATTTGGAGAATCTACTTGTTTTGTGAAGTATTTAAATCCTGCTGGATGAATAAACTGCTCAAACGGTTTTTCATAGACAGCTGGATCAAGTTCTGATCTAATTTCATAAGAATATTCTTGGAAAAAGTTCATATCTTGAATCTTGTAAACATCAGACAATCTACTTTCATTGCTTGAAAATACAGTCGCAGGGATTAATTTTATTTTTTCGGCGCCATAGTCATTTCTTATCTGACCTTCAAGGATTGCTTCGTTATCACCAGAATTTAAGATCAATGCAAACGGTCTTCTTCCGGTAAACTTCCACAGTCTAGGCGTAATACCATTATGTGTTATATGACCAGGAGAATCAACATAGAACAACGGATTTAAATTATAATTTGGTGTATCGTCAGAATAAAGCGGCAGAAGATCTACCGGGCTGTTATTCATATCATTAATAAGCTTACCGTCATAATACTTGCCATTGAAAACAAGAATATTATTTTTATACATCTTAAGATGATGAAACTCACCCTTTTCAATATGGTATTCTCTGTCACCAAGCCCTGTACCAAAATATAGTTTATCATTTGCATCAGGCGAGAAATGATTACCGAAGAACTCTACTTCTAAATCTTTAATATCAATTATATCTCCGGCATATCCTCTGGAAGCTCTATTTGAATATGATTCAAATCTCAAAGCAGAAGCGCGGTTAAAGCCTGAGTTTGATGAACTCGGATTAATGCCTCCTATATTGTAATCCATCAGACCTGCTATGGGCCGCTGTCCTGCGGAATTAGTATAATTATAGCCCCAGGTTACATAACCAGAATCATACTCAAAAAAGTCTGTATTGGGTGATAAATCTTTATCATGTACAAAATTGTCTTGGGCACTGTGATCTGGGTCTCCTGATTTACCAAGATTTGGAAACTGCACCGATGGTATTACCCAGTTATATCCATAAAAAATATTCTTTGATAAGGTTCTAGCACGGTCAGATCTTATTTTAGCTCTAACTCTAATTTTATCGCCTATGCGGGCTTCGGTTGGTACATCGCCACCGAATTTACCTAAGTAATTAAACGCTCGTTCGCTTGTTTCACCGCTACCAATACTGAGAGTAGGACTGTCTGCTGAAAATTTCCATGCTTCTGATTCGGTATGACCACCATTTAGGACTAGAAAACCATCGCGATCAGGCGTTGAAGGAGAACTATCATTGACTATTAGGCCACTAGTTTGATGAAACTTGTATACAAACCCAGTGTTACCGCCCGGTGAACTTTCA